AAGGAATGTCAGTTCACTTCCATTGTCTTTCCGGTTGTGACGTAAAGTCACTTCCCAAGTATGAGCTTTGCGTGTTGTTGAGACATAGGCTGTGTGCTAGAACACAGTGATCGTAGCTTGCATGGCGTACGACAAGCTGTATACAGCTGACACAATTGTGTCCTTTTATCATTTGTAATGGGCAAGAAGTTAGGAAGGAAGTTACTAAAATTCGCGAAAAATACGGCGATTGCTGGGAGCAACGTGTTAATGCCAGGGGCCGGTAAGGTCACACAGGAGACTATTGACCTAATCGAGTCTCGCGTGCGCAAGTCTATTAAGAACAAGCGTAAACGCGAACGGGCCAAGGCTCGTACCTCTGGAAAGGGCATGTATCGCTCGGGTAGTATGGGAGTTAGTGGAAGTGGTTCATACGTTACGAACTCGCTTGTTTCGGGCGGCGAGTCATCATCAGTGCCTTCTTTTGGAGGAGACAATGATGGTAACGTATTACTTGAGCGTGTTGAGTATCTCGGCGATATAGTCGCCGGTGGCTCAACTGCGTTCACTCTTCAGAGCTTTCCATTGAATCCAGGTTCGGAATCGACCTTTCCGTGGGGATCTCAGATAGCTGATAACTATGATGAGTACACTATGGATGGTTTGATATTCACATACAAGCCAGTAGTCACGGCATACAACACCGCTGGTGTTTCTGGTACCGTGATGTTATCGACCCAATATAACGCGAATGCATTGCCATTTGCTAGTAAGCAGCAGATGATAGAATATTCTGGGACAGTCACAGGTAGAACTTGTGACACCATAGTGCACGGTGTGGAGTGTGACCCGTCTAAGAGGTCAACTCTAGCTTCACTAATGGTGCGTGCAGGCGCTGTCCCTTCTGGTGAGGATATCAAGACGTATGATCTTGGTATATTTTCGTTGGGGCTTAGTGGCGTGACATACGATGCTGGCACTCAACTTGGGGAATTGTGGGTTTCATATAGAATGCGGCTGCGTAAACCTAAGTTTTACACAGCTATTGGCTACGCGATCCAGACCGATAGGTTCTGGGCAGCAGGGACTGGGCAGAGTGCCGCTCTAATAATGGGCACTGCACCTATAAAGTCCTCAGCCAATGGAATAGGTGGCACACTCACTAAGAGTGGTGCTTCTACCTATACTTTCCCGGATAGTTTCCAAGGTTACGTTATGGTCTTGATGACTATTGAAGGAGTGGCCTTAAGTGGGTCACTCGCAGCATTATTTCAGGAGGCGGGTAACATTACTTACACAGCCTCATGGACTACCAATGGTACATCGAGTACACAAGGGAATTATTCATCTGGAGCCGGTAATACTAATGTTACTGCCTTCAATTTCTTTACTGTGCTCCCTGCCACACTACCAGGTGGGAACACAATCACCTTCGTCCTCACAAGTGCGACCTCAATAACTTCCGCTTCTTTTGAGGTTTTTGAAGTGAATTACCAAATGCGGCATCTCAATTTAGGAGTCAGTGTATAATTGTACAGTTAGTCGTAGTAATATTGTCATATCAATAATAATAGTTATGTCACATATATAATGATACTCTTAGGTAGCTTAAGTTAGTCATTTAGTTAGAGTATTGTAGCCTCAATATATGTATATTATGAATTCCGTTAAGAGCGGACAAAGCTGAAGTACAGCAGGCCTGATTTAGGCCGTTTTTCGCGCAGATAAGGTTCCCATGACACGTGGAAAGACTGTGTCAAGGGAATCCCAACGAGATCAATCGTTGCGGGAGAAGGTTGCTCCCGAAAATTCTATCTTCATTGGTGGTGTTCCTGAAAAACGGAAGCGCCAAAAGAAGAAAAAGAATCAGTTACAACCAACCGTTGGAGGTCGAAAATGTTTCGAGATCATTGATTGCCCTGCAGGTCCCCCTAGGCAACCTTTTAACGGTAGGAATCTTCGTGTCCCTCAGTTAGTGTACATAAACGTGATTGTTCCGTTTTATGAGTATGTTAGTGAGAATGGACCGTACAATGTGATGGATTTTGATTTGAACTTTGCCAAGAAGTTTTATAAGATAATGACATCATATGCGCGATTGAGGAAACTTACCTGTGATCCGGTCACGAGTGGCCGACTCTATATGGTATTGCGCTATTTTTGTGAGCGTAAAAACCTTTCCGGAAACTACTTGCCTGCGGACATTGTCCAGTTGTCAGAAGGAAAGGAAGAAGAAATTAGTGAATTGTTGGGTGTCGAGTACAAAACCCCAAAGTCATTAATTGAGCCTGTGAAAGTCAGGAAGTCCGAGGATCGAGTCATAGTCGCTACACGCTCAGGCGACGAAGGCAATGTCAGGCGTCAATTGTTCAATACTATGCAGTTTAAGAAGTATATGGACAAGGAAGGCCCGATGCCTAAGAATCGATCTAGGCCACGTGCTGGTGGTGTCCCCTTTTTGGGGGGGAAAATAGCCAGTGGGAAGAGTCAGCTTTCCGGTAGTCATGGTGAGTGGACCAATGAAGATGATGTCGAAGGTATCAGTGAATTGTTTCGTAAGAAACACGCTGGGTATACCGAGATGGCTATCTTCTTTTGTCAAGCATGTTCCGGTGACGTTTGCGAAAAACATGTCGCATTGTACCCTTTTTCAATGAGATTGGCTAAGAAAATTACTGCTGGTAATGGCAATGATTGTAATCATTGTCAGGAAGGTGGGCGTAGTATTAGCTATTTTCTAAAGACCTGTAGGGCCTGCTATGAACAATTGTTCATTGATGGAAAAGGAGAACAAGAAATGTGTTTGCCCGTCAAAGGAACGTGTGAGGTGCACCAAGTTGTGTGGTGGCGTTCACTAGCACATTCGATGCTTACTGATTTGGATAAATCTCAATACAAGAGGTTGGCCAGTGCCGCAAAATGCGATCAGTTAAATGGTACGCATGGAGAGGCCACTAATGAGGATGACATGTCCTTAAAGGGAATGGCTGAAAGTATTGACAAAGCGTTGAACCGAGATGGAGGGAAGAAAGATAAGGGTGGTGGTGGTCAGAAACGCGGTAATCCTAAGAAGAAGATCGACAAACCTTGTAGAGATTATATCAACGGCAGTTGTAAATATGGTGATAATTGTAAATTCATGCATGTTGATGTGGAGCACAAGGATGACGGATCTGAACAAGAGGAGAAATGCGAGAAGAGGAACGCACAACCAAAATCTTGGGACGGTAAGGCTGACGATTTCCAGAAACACCAGTTTATCTTACAGTACAAACAATTGGATGCAGCCAAGGAATTTGCACTGGGATTGCTGGGGTCGGGTAATAATACGAGCGCGTACGGCAGCGTTGAGGATGGCGTGTTAGTGCCTGGGGAGGATGGCTATAACCTTGGAACTGTAGTTAGGTGTTCAAGATTGGATCGTAATGATGTTACTGATTCAGCTGAGCATCATGGTGCCTTCGAAGCGACAAAGAACATTGTTAGGAGGGAAATGAATACTGCTAACCAGTATTCAGTTTACGCTAATAACCATACGCAAAGGATACTTAGCGATGGAGTTCTTGCGAAGCTGAATTACCTTGTTGCAAACAAGGAAAATTTGGCTAGGATTGCTGAGATAGAGCACGAGATACAGGAGGTGAAGGTTAATGGTAAGAAGAAGGTGAAGAAGGTCATGGATGACGTTAACGTTTATCGTGTCGTTGACATTGACCCGCACACCAACCCAGGAGTCTTGAATATTGTAGATGAACCTTACTGTTGTTATGTCAACGGGGACAAGAGGTTCAAGACAGTGTTCACCCAGCATGCCAGTCCAGAGGAGATCGAATATTTCAATGAGCCACTCACGAGGGCATTTCTCCTTGAGAAAAGAGAATTGTTCTCATGGACCAAGTGGATAAAATCACATTGGTTTTTCATTGTTATGTCGATTACGATAGTGTATACTATCACTCGATCACACGCTGAGTTCGAGCGCGATGCGGAAGCAGCTGTGGTTACTGGTTGGAGGTGGTTCGTGTGGCTTTTCTTTCCTTCAGGATTGAAAAAGACGCACGATAAGCTTAGTGTCGTGACCATGGTGTTCAGCGTCGCTTATTGGGTGTGGCTACGGTTTTTCCGTAATCCTGCTATCTTTGCTGAAGATTCGTATACGGTGCTAGATGGGTACCCTATTCCGTCAAAGATGGTGGAGAGGTTTGTTTCCTTAGAGGAAGGTTATCAAAGTATCTCCGCGAATATAGGCAGTGAATGTTTGGAGAATGTGGAATTCTGTAGGCGCCATGGGTATGGACGCGTAAGGGAAATATTCGTAAATCACAAACTCGTTAGGGTGTTCGTAAATCATTTCTCAGGTAAACATATTACCATTGAGTTGATGAGGAACGAGCGACGTGCGATAACTGGGACTTATGGTAGGGTGTTTCATTACAGGCTAATTGATGACTGTTTGGACATGGCTGGCCAGATCGCAAGTCTTCACGAGTATGTGAGCGCAAGTAGGTTCTCAAGCGCGTCTGTGCCTGAGTGAACCAGGAGCTGGCCACCGGGGTGAATAGGTTGGGACTGCGTAGGATGTACGCTGTCGAGTGTGACCTATTCCGGTGCAAGGGATCGAGGGACGTCCTCGGTGGTTGGCAGTATTTTGATGATAATTGTACATATAATTTTACTTATGATATTAATAATGGTTTACCCTTTAGTCGTAGTAGTAGTATTAGAAAGCCTGAGTACCAGAGTGTTTACGGCCCAAGTATGTTCCACCCAGATATATCTATATATTCTGGGTGTAACACTAGGAACGTGAGCATGGCACTACAGAGAATAACAGGTGCCAGGGAAAAGGAGGAGATATTAACTAGAAATAATAGAATAATATCTCCATTTGGCGGAAAACGTCGCCTCTCGAGATTTATCGAGTCTTATTACAGAAAAGTTAAGGAGCGTATGTTACCTATGTTAGAGCATCTCAATGATAACTTGGTCGAGCAGATTAGTCTGGCTTATAAGCCTCACATAAAGAGGAAGATAAGAATAGAAGCTATCAAAGAGCTGTTAAATGCTAGGGACATGATCAATTCATTATTCACACAGAAAATAATGGGGAAAATAAAGATACCAGAATTTGCGAAGCGCGGTAAAAGACCGAGGTTGCTGGGTGATTATTCGACAGAAGGATCACTTTTGGCCGCCTTTTTGGTTCCTATACTGAAAAATGCATTCGCTGAGCCAGTTGATATGGGCTATGGTGTAATTAGATTTGTTTACTCCACTGATCAAAAACAGTTGGATGATATTTTCACCGAGTGTAACAATAGTGACGTTGATCAATATATATTCTTCTCAGACGATATGTGTTGTCGTCTGATGAATGAAAGAGGTGAGTTTGAGTGGATGAATTTGGATATAAGTTCATGTGATGCCTCGAACTCGGGAAGTGTTTTCGATAGGGTTAGTTGGTTCTTTACTGGTAGGGTAGAACACAAAGAACTTGTCGATAGGGCTGTTAAACAGTGTCTCTTGCCATACGTGATTCGGAATCCAGTAGATCCGAGTGAGTACGTTAGGTGCAAACCTAATGTGCCCATAGAGTTCTCTGGAACCCAATTAACGACACTGTTAAACAATGTCGCTTCATCAGCGATAAGTTGCAGCATAATGTACTCACGTCGTTTGTATAATTTCACTGGTTCAGAATGGGTTTCCAACGCTGCTAATGCCGTTGGTTACAACATAACCATTGATAAGTGTGAGTATATTGAGGATGTGCAATTCCTTAAACATTCATTTTGGTTGGACGAAGATGGTAGGATGAACTCCTTCACGAACCTTGGGACATACGTTAGGTGTATAGGATCGTGTTGGATGGACCTACCATTTTCGAGGAAACGTGGCGAGAATTTACGCGATGCCGCGATTGCTAGGAACCGGGAAGTGCTGACAGGATTTAGGAACTGTGGGTCAAACCCAGTTTATAGGTCCATGTTGAGCATGCCCGGGGCTACGCGTGTTAGTAGTAAAGAATACAGTGTGGTAAAGAAAAGTGTAAATAAAGAATATCACATGAAATCTTACTTCAACACTAGTGGATTGCGTAAGGATGTGCCAGATATTTCTGTATGTAGGAGGTACAGAATGGATGAGAGTGAGCTCGCTTGTCTCTCGCGAGTTATCCTGAAATTGGATGTGGGCGACTGTCTTGTTGATCAGACAGTCGTGAGAATCCTTGGGAAGGACTACGGCTATCGGATTGATGGCTGTAGCGACTGGTCGTGAGACCAGTTGGGGTGTTAAAAGTAACGAAAGTTACTCACGAAAGTTTGGCTTCGTGCCC